AAGATGAACTGCATAGCCTTACCGTTACGCAGGGTACGGCTTTGCACAGTGCCCTTAGCGATAGTCGCGCCTTCATAGGCTTTGAACATCTCGCCAGAGAACAGTTTCAGATAAGTTGCATATTTGGTGTTATAGTTATCACGAACACCATTAGTAAATGCACCGGTTCCAAGGGGAAGACCGGGAGTAGAGTTAAGATTACCTACAGGGGTAGGAGAAAAGTTAGCCACAATAGTTAAAGAGAGAGTTGTTTACGTGTAGTCTCTCTAAGCGCTTAGAATTTTTGTCATTATTTTTGTGTCGTCTCTCCGACTGTCATGGCAAAGGGTGTCGGTCGTAACCGGCCTAAGCCAAAGAAAAGGAGGTCCTACTCTGAGGTGCCTCCAATCCAATTACTACTAAGGAGCAGTAGGTGATGTGCCATCGGTGTATTTGATTACACCTTTAGGTGACAATTCGGTAGTGGTTTGCCCGCCTGGATACGCTGGAACCCAGGGAAACTGGGTAGTCCAATAAAACAAGTTGTTGTCTTTGTTACCGATATACTCAACTGTTACAGAAGAGTTCTTCGGATCAAAAGGGTTAGCAGTTGCCATTGTGTTTAACCAGATAAGTAAGTGATTAGAGCGGACAGTCTTGCGACGTCTTCATTCAATAAGCCGATAGAAGTGTTGCAGTTATGGCACAAAAGACCACGGACTTCACCAGTCACATGGTCATGATCTACATGCAGTCTTCCGTGTCGTTGAGTATCTGGAGTGGCTGGACATGCAGCACATGTACCATCCTGATCAGCCAACATCCGTTCGTAATCTTCGTTGCCTATTTTGTACAGCCAGCGTAGATTATTTTCCCTGTATTCTTCTTTTGTCTTTTTTATTGTTTTAAGGTAGCAAGGTCTGCACCTTGCGTGTCCTTTGTAGAAGTCAGCAGTCAACACACCGCATGTTCGGCAATGTTTCATCCAATACTGGGAGCTGTAAGTGCTACGGGAGTTTGCTCAACGGCTGCTAGATCTAAAGCAAAATTGTGAGCGTTTCTTTCGTGAATTACTTCAAAGCCAAGGTTGGCACGATTAAGAATGTCGGCCCAAGTTGGGATTGGTGTCAGACGATTGTCCATGATAGATTGAACATAATTCAGTCCATTCAGGTTAAACGCCATGGTCGAAACGCACAGAGCAGCAAACCAAATACCAACAACAGGCCAAGCAGCAAGGAAGAAATGAAGGCTACGGCTATTATTGAAAGATGCATATTGGAAGATCAAACGTCCAAAATAACCATGAGCGGCAACGATGTTATACGTCTCCTCTTCTTGACCAAACTTGTATCCATAGTTCTGAGATACTTCTTCAGTCGTTTCACGAACAAGACTAGACGTAACCAAGCTGCCGTGCATCGCGCTAAATAAAGACCCACCAAACACACCTGCCACTCCAAGCATATGGAAGGGGTGCATAAGGATGTTATGTTCAGCCTGGAAGACAAGCATGTAGTTGAAGGTTCCCGAGATACCCAAAGGCATAGCATCAGAGAAGCTTCCTTGGCCAAAGGGATAGATAAGGAATACAGCGGTAGCAGCCGCCACCGGGGCAGAGTATGCGACAAAGATCCAGGGCCTCATCCCTAATCGATAGCTAAGTTCCCACTCTCGTCCCATGTAAGCATAGATGCCAATGAGGAAGTGGAATACTGTAAGTTGAAACGGTCCCCCGTTGTAGAGCCATTCATCAAGTGAATTAGCTTCCCAAATTGGGTAGAAGTGTAGTCCGATGGCATTGCTGCTCGGAACGACGGCTCCCGATATGATGTTGTTTCCATACATTAAACTCCCAGCAACGGGCTCTCGGATGCCATCAATATCGACAGGGGGAGCCGCAATGAATGCAATGATAAAACATGTAGCAGCGGCCAACAAACAAGGGATCATAAGAACCCCGAAGTGACCAATATAAAGACGGTTGTTTGTACTGGTTACCCAATTCAAATAAGAGTCCCAGATATTAGTCCGAGACTGAGGGGCTGCAAGTGTAGCAGTCATGTTAGTTAGTTAAGTCGAGTAACAGAGACTCGTCCAACTCCAGAGGCAGTGAGACCGATAGCATCAGCCGCACCTTTACTGAGATCAAGGGACCTATTAGAGTAGTAGGGTCCTCGATCGTTTACCCGAACAACGGCACACCGCTTGAAACAAACACGAAGTTTAGTTCCAAAGGGTAGTGTCTTGTGCGCTGCAGTAAGGGCATTTTGATTGTATCGTGATCCACTAGCAGTAAGGCGGCCATCAAAGCCTGGACCATACCAACTCGTGATCACTGACAGAGTAGTTAGAAGAGGTAGCATAATAATAAAGCAAGGAACTTTAATATTGTTTACTCCTACAATTCTGCCAATACACGCGCAGTATAAGCAGAACTACCAATACTTAGTAACCCTTCTTAGCTGAAGGCTTCATTTTAACAGGCTTACCGGTCTTAGCGGCTGCCTTCTTAGCTGCTGCTTTACCAGCAGGAGTATAAGGATACTCTTTGTTTCCGACTTTAGGCATGGTAGTTACTTCTTTTTAGCAGTTTTAGCAGCACGCTTGAATTGAGCTGCAGTAGGTGCTCCTTTAGCACCAGGTTTACGCATCTTTTCATCACTACCTTTAGCGATACGCATACGCTTGGCATGGATGTTTGCGTAGAGTCCAGGTTTAGCCATTTAGCATTTCCACTTACGAAGGGCTAGTGCTTTACGAGTAGGGCGACCCTTCTCATCTTTCATTGGTCCCTTCACACCACCCATACGGGCACAGAAGGAACGCTTACGTGGCCCTCCCTCAGGCTGTGGAGCCTTCAGGTTGGAGCCAGTAGCCTTGTTATATTTGGCACGACCGGCAGCTGTCAAGCCACCAGTACGTGACTTGTGTACACCAATCTTAAGGCTGACGTTACTTTTTCTTTCCGCCATTACCTTTGTGCCCTTTGCTTCCGCAGGCCATTAGAATACTCCAGGGATAATTTGACCGGTTACGATATAAGCGCCAATAGCAGCCACGAAGCCAAGCATAGCAAGGCGACCATTGAGGAGTTCAGCACGCTCATTGTGAGGCACAGTGTAGGATTCGTCAGTATACATGGTGGGTTCTTTAGCGAAGATGTTAGTGTCGTTCATTAAAATTGAATGTTGGATCGTTCAAGCTTATCGGCTACATCAGCACGATAGGCAGGATCTCGGTCATAGCGAGGATCACTCATCGCTGCAACCAGCTCAGCTTGAGAGCGGAAGGTGTCACCTGCATTGCGTGGAGCACTGCCAGTAAGCATCTCACCATCATACCCTACAGCATCTTGGTAGCGTGCATTCAATGCCTGTGCAGCAAAGAACATAGCAAGAGGATCACCACGATCCATCACTGCATCATACATTGCTACCTCTTGTTCGGAAAGGTTTTGACCAGCCCATTGAATCATGTTCTGGTATTCAGCCTCACCACCAACTGCCTCTTGGATTTGTGCAATATCGTCTGAGGTAGCTTGTGGTACCTGTTGCTGTTGTGCTCCACCTTTCTCAAGGAACATGTTAGCAACATCAACAGGACTCATACCCTCGACTTTACTGACAAGTTCAGGATCCCATTCACCAGTACGATAGGACTCCATGATGGTATCATAGAGATCTACCTCATCGCTATCTTCAGGTTGCTCCTCTTCTTGAGGTACTTCCTCTTGTGCTTCTACCTCAGGTTCTTCTTTACCACTAAGGCGTTTCTGTAGCTCAAGGTAACCACGTTCCAACTCCTCTGCTGACTTGTACTTACCAGCCAACAGCTGTTGCTCTTGCTCAGCTAGACGTTCACCAACTTGCAGAGAATCAAGCTCTTCAGCAGAGAACTCACCCTCTGCTTGCTCATACGGATTAAGTGTAATTTCGTTTGCCATTTGCTGTGATAACGGTTAGATTTCCAAGACCTACAGTCTTGACAAAATCGGGGGAACGACCGATGGTGGGTTCACCAACCTTAGTACGCTTCATGTGAGGCGTAGGTTCATTGGTTTGATCATCAACTTGGTCAACCGAAGGGACTTCCTCCGGGGATGTTGCTTTCTTGTTCGATCTCTGGGATCTCGTTGGTGTTTGTTTGTTCATTTGATCCGTTTAGTAGTTCTGGATTCTTTGAGGGATCCAGCAGTGGAGCCTTAGCCATGTTAGGGGCTTGCTTAAGTTGCTCCATTTGCATAGCTTGTTGTTGTGCCTGAGCTTGTTCTTGCTGTACCTGACTCATGGACTTAACCAGGTTCAGTACATCAATACCTTGAGCAGCAGCAAGACGTTTAACTGCTTCATCTACATTAAGGTAAGTGCCAAGTGCTTCTGGCCCAAGTGTCTGAGCAATGACAGTGAAGAACTGAGTCAGTGACT